CTGAAATATCTTGGTTTGATGATGGGTCGAAGCCTCCACCACCACCACTAGCGTTCAACTGGCCTAGTGACACAGGTTCATTCGAATTCAATGCATCAGGTATCACAGGGCTTGTGGTAAACGTTTTAATGCCACTAACGGATTGATCAGTGGAAGTATCAACATAACCAGAAAAGTCTTGAGAGCTTATTGCTGAGCTTAGGTCACCCATAGTAGCAAGCTCTGTTGTGTCTGCTGTATGTGTGCCACTAAAAGTGACTTTTGAAGCAAAGTCTACCACACCTGTAGCAGTATAAGACGATGATGTTGTTAAGTACTCAGAAAGATCTAACGACTCTACTAAGTTTGAACCATCAAATGTATAAGGTATGTTTGGGTTACTACTATCTGCTACTGTGAAAATCCAACCTGACTGAGCAGGTATGAATAGCCATTCGTTGTAACGTTGACCTTCATAGATAGCGATATTGTTGTCTTTACCAGCCCAAACACCTGTAGCACCTGAAGGCACAAAATAGGTTGCCCCATCGACTGTAGTTAGAGGTGCTGTACTTGTTGCACTTAAAACAGACAAGCATGCCATACCACCAAGTATGACAAGGTTCTTGTCCATTTCTTCATTCCAAGGCTCTTCCCCGAAGTTCCAACCATAAGACAAGCCAAGGTTTGGGTCATTTACGTTTGCCATGTTTTTTCCTTAGTTTATTAATTTTCTTAAAAAGTTGTTTGCAAACTGAAAGCAAGAGCACCTATAGCATCATCAGGTATGCTTTGTAAATCTATTAAGAAATACATACTATTACCATCAGGAGTGAAGTTCAGGGTATTTGTCTCAAACCAAGAGAAAGATTCATTACCATTCCAACCAAACTTTAACACTAAAGAGACATTATTCTGAGCTGCTGAAGTAGAAGATGAACCACTACTGAGAGATGAAGATGCAAAATTTACTCCTGCATAGTGGTTAAAAAATACATAGTATGTACTGTCACCGTCTAAAACTCCACCAAGCCCACCTGTACTGAAACTTGTCCTATAAGTTCTTACTAGGTTGTTTGTTGTACCTGCACTAGCTGCACCTTGGTGGATCTCTTGGTAAATTTTACCTGAACGAATGACATCATACTTTGGTGTGGGGTCGTACCCACCATTACCAAGATCTTTAAAAATTCTCAACCTCTGGTTAGGCACAGTTGTTACACTGGTTTGATTATAAAGCCATCGGCTGTCAGCAATCACAGCATTACTGTCTGCTGTAGATTGTGCTGCACTTGCTGCACTTACTGCTGTATTTGCTGTACTTTGTGCTGCACTTGCTGCACTTTGTGCTGTAGCAATATTTGTCTCTAAATTGGTCAGTGTACTTGGAAGACTATAACTCCCTACTGATAAACCATTAGGAAAAGTTTTAAATCCTGTAATAGTTTGTGCTGTATTAGTTGTAACAAGGTTAGTAGGAATAACATCAAAAGCTATCTGATCTTTTAAGTTTGCGTAAGAGATCTTACCTTCACTGGTGTTAGATATATCATAAAAGTACAAGAAGTCTCCACTTGCTACACTAGGTGCTGTATTGACATTGGTTATGTCAAACATCTTAGCTCGCATGTTAGAGATACTAAACTTCTTATTGTCTAAAGTACTTACACCANNNTTAAGGATGTCAGACTCTGCAATTGTTGCATCTGTTCCTGTGGTAAGTACACTGAAGTCGTTTATTCTATCACGAAGTACATCAACACCAACTTCATTCTGTGTGCTATTACCGTCTTGCCTAAAAACTACTGTATCTTCAAGTGCTACTGAAGTTTGTTCACTGAAGTATGTTGAGGTTTGGAATAAAGTAGAAACACTGTCTAACGTAACTTTTCTATTTGAAGCTATGTCGATACCAACACTAACATCTACAGTAGGTAAGTAGTCAGCACCAACAGGCGATGCGTTTTCTGTTAGACCATAAATATCAACCTCACCAAACTTGTTAGCTAAGTCTGAAATTGTAATCTTAAAATCTGAACTTGCCTGAGACAAGTGTAGGTAATCATTGTCAGCGACTATACCAGCATCTGGTAACTCATATAATTTAATGTTAGCCATTACACATTAACCTCTGAAATTTTTCTGTAGACTTTAACAGCTTGACCCGCAAGTGTCCCATCACCTGTTGCACCATCGATATATTCCCAAGTACCACCAAGTGTTTGACTGAGTTCTGTTGGGGTAGGCGCACTTGTTGATTCTCGTGTCACAACTGTGCCTATATCATATTGTTCATCAAAGAATTGAACCCACTGCCTTATCGTATTGAAAAGCCAATTGATGTCTTGTCTAAGAGTGTTTTTGTTACCACGTTGTCCGTAGTCTTGTTTTTCAGTCGATGGTTGAACCTTGTTAGGTGTACCATAAACTTCATCTGTTTCATCCTGTGTAGCCCACTCAGGATAACTTGTTGGTCGTGCCATTAGGCTGTCCTCTCAAATACATAAACGGTATCACCGCTTGTAACCATTGTTACGTCAACACCTACATAAGACCAAGTACCACCAAACCTTGTTTGATAATCTGCTATGGTCGTTGCTACGTCTGTTTTTAACTCATCACGCATTTGGATAGAGCCAACTGGATTCTTTAAGCTATTCCAATTTAACCAATCATCTATGCTTGCCATCATCCAATTAAAGAACATTCTTGGTATAGGTTGACCACGCTTAAGTCCAGAATCTTGAAACTGCTTTATAGGTTTAGCTTTGTTAGTTGTGCCTGTTTCTGGATCAAGTTCAGCTAAGGTTGCCCAAGGTATAAAACCATTGCCTCCATTAACAACCAACGAGTTATCTGTTAGAGCACACTCACAAAGTTGTGAATATACTTCTGGAGACCCACCCCAATTTTGACCATAAAGTTCTCCCCAACCTGAAGGTTCATCTATAGAAATATCCACAAACGAACTTCTGAAAGTCCCATTATCAATTGCTTCAAAAACCGCATCAACTAAGAATGCATCATTGTTTTCATTAATAAGGTTACTTTCATTGTTGGTTATTAAGAAAGCTTCTGCAAAAGCTGACTCATTACCAAGCCAAACATGCCCATAAGGGTCATACATCATACCAACAAACTCTACTGCTGCTGCTGAGGCATTCTCCATGTATGAAGGTATCTGAATATTAACATCATCTCCACCTGTTGAGAGTAAAGCAACAGAGAGAGGGTAATGCTCCCAAATCTTAACACTTTCTGAGGAAGTTAAAGATTGGTATAAGTTGATCAGATCACTAGGTGTTCCACTACCATTGCTAGAGGCTATAATTGATAAAATAGCGTTCCTATACTCTTCATCTGACCTGCCTGCACGTGGCTCATTAAAGTACTCACCTATGATATCTAACTGAGCACCTACAGCTGTGTTAATATTAAATCCATCACGAACGTCAAGAGCATTCTGCTCTGTCTCGTTGATAGGAGTTAACCATGCAGCTAACACGCCATTTATCACAGGCTTATCTTCCCATTGTGAAGGTAGCAAAGATAAGCCTGCTGTTACATGATCAATGTAAGTAATGTCTACCATGGTTTGTCCTATGTTTGGTTTGTTACTGTTATTAAGTCATAATCGAAGAAAGCTTCTTCATCAGGGTTAATAGTGATTTCTTGTTCAGGTAAAGAACTTGAAGCTGAGCCATTAACACTTGTCATATCGATTTGTACGGTATAAATACCACCAACAGCGCCATAAACTGTGCCTTCAAACTCGGAAGGTTTTATATCCTCGCCAGCACCTAGTGCATTACCAAAATCAACTAACGCATTCTTTATGGCATCATAAGCATCTTCATCATCTACTGGGTAAACACTGTCGTCGTAGACTTTGTAAGTTACTGTTACTGTCATTGTTATTGATGTTGGCCTGTTGAAGTCTATAACATGAGTTTCGTTGTACTCGTCTGTTGCTGTTCCTTGATTGAATGTGCCTCCGTTTACTGCCCATACCTCAACTCCTGCTGGTTTAGTGTCCCAGACTACTTGTGCAATATCATCATCTAACCCACCAGCAACAACAACTTGAATTGAACCTGCGGGTTGACCATTTTCAATCTCTTGATTTCCTGTCACATCAACTAGACTCAGTGTGTAAACCATTCTAGGCGAGATTGTGTATGTCCCATCACTGTTGTCAACCGCTGAATAACCAACGTTACCAAGGTTTGTATTAATCACTGCAACCATGCCTGTAGAGATAGTCTCAGCCGTTGCACTTACACCTGAAGTGTAACTGTATGATTCACCATTAATCTCCACCGTGTAAAGGGTAGAGTCTGAAGGTGTAGGTGTTATAGTAAAATCACCTGAGAACTCAGAAACAAAACGTTCATTAACCGCAGCTGAACTTACACCATCAACAGCTAACAGTGCAGCTCTGATTGAATCAACTGTAGCCTTACCAGTCGAACTACGGAAGTTAATTGCTCGATCTCTTAACTCTGCATCTGTTTCTTCAGAACGACCCAGTATCAATGCGTTAGGGTTATATGTTGAAGTCCAACCGTTAGTAGGTGATAGGATGGTAGTAACTGAGTTTGCAGTAGCAGGTAAAGCACCAGTCTCTACTCCAGTAATGTTTCCAGCTGAAGTAACAGATTCCATCTTTAAGTTGAGGTCTATTGTCACTGCAACATCTTCTGGTGTAACAGTATTAGTCAAGGAAACTGTTAGAGTGTTGTCACCATTATCAGTAGCAGCATAGTCACCATCAGTTGTAAGGTTAATCTCTGAAACTAAACCTGAAATTATCTCAGCCTCAGTATCACCAGACTGGGATTGGTATGTTGCAAAGATACCTTTTACAGAGACTTGATAGTTGTATGAGCTATCATCAACAGTAAGTACACCTATGGTGCATGCACGACAGGCATCACGAGAAATCTGTACAGGTATGTCAACAGTATAGTTTGATAATGTAGAATCATTCTGAACGTAAGAACCTTGTGAAATGATTGTACCATCATTACCAACAAAGTATTGCTCACCAGCTGTTGCTGTAGCACTCTGCCTTGTTAAGCCTAACCATGATACATTATCGTCTAAGGCTTTACCCTCGGCATTGTAAATGCTACGTTGATCATAAATATCTTGTAGCAGTTCATTGACCAATGCGATCTGTGTTGCCATAACTTTGTTTGTTTGACCAAGAGAAGTCTCATCACTAACACTTATGCTAGGGTTCACGTTCTCTTGTTCTTGAACAATGATTGAGCTAAGGACTTCTTGGTATGTTTGGACTGTTAGCCCAGCATCTGTAAGAGCCATTATATAACAACCTCGATGTTTTCTATGATACCTTCAACAGTACTAACAGAAAATACTAACGTATAAACTCTTGTTCTGTTGTTCAGGCTTGAATTGAATTTAACAATCTTGATAACACCTTCTGTGTTTCTGATTGTTGATTTAAAGACAGCATCAACTTGATCAGTTGTGTTCTTGCCATAAACACTCTCGAAGTAAGGTACGCCATAGTTTGTATTAGCAAACCACTCACCTCTAATCATTTTAAGATTTATTTCAAGTGTTTGTCGAACAAGCTCCTGATAAGTCTCACACATACGGATGGTTGTTCCGTCTTCTAATGACCAGTCATCTGTTGATGGGTCAATGTAAAAATCTTGAGCCATTACAACACCGCCGTAGTTAGTGGTTGTATAGTCTGAGTAGTAGGGCTACCAACTGTAGTTCCTGACACTTCTGCATTACTTTGAATATAGGTGATAGTTGATGCTATCGCTTGTGCTACAATCTCCAAAACTTGATCACTTGAGATCTCGCCATTAGAATAATCGATGTTTGGTATTGTATCTAAGATTGCTTTTGCTGCTGCTTGTGCATCTGCTGCTACCATTGCCATAACTTATTCCTTGAATGTTTGTATCTGTTGAATCAAATTATCAATATTTGGTTTGTTGTTCAAAGGTGAACCACCATAGACTGTGTTAACTGTTGTGTCGCTTATTGCTTGTAAACACTGAGTAAGTAAATCTATTAGCTCACCTGTCCCATTAGTCATCGACCATGTTTCAGATGCCACACCTGCATGCGTACCGTCAGCATTTAATGTCTGAGAACCATTAGCATTGAAGTATGAAACCGTCCCATCTTTCTTAATCGTTACCTCACCGTCCCCATAACGAAGCTCAACGTCTTCTGAGCTAGGTGAGGGCTGATTGCTGTCTCGGTATACACAAGGTATCACAAAGCCATCAGAGAGGTTGTGAAGCCTGTTGTCGAACGGCTGTACTGTGCCTTCAGTGGAGGCCATGAACTCGGAGATTGATCTCATAGAGAATATTACAAGAACATCATCACCCACTGCCAAGGGGAAGGTCATTAAAGCACCACCACCTGAAGGCCACTGTACAGGTACATCGGATAAGTTAGGGAACTCATACACTGTCCCGTCACTGTCTACATAGTCTGTTACAGGTTGGACGCTTACCCTATTATTAG